TTCGCTGCGCAGCGGGGGGACCCCCATGAGAATCGTCAAAGAGCATCCAGACTGGCACTCACCCATCGTCTTTGACACTAAAGAGGGAGTGTTAGGACTAGATACGCCGAAGGAGTGGGATGATGGGCATGGAGATTCATGGCCCCCAACGTATTGAGGGAATGTTAGAGCATCGTGATGAGTGACGGAGATCGACCTCTCAACAACGATTGGGTCCTGGGACCCGAGCCACTCGACCTCTGGGAAGCTGCCTTCTCCTGGGGCCGGGGGATGGAGCCGTACCGGTCAAAGCCTGTCACCCACTCGTGGGGGGTCACAGGTCGTCTTTCTAACAATCCCCGATGCCCATACTGCGGTGCACTGACCAAATGGATCCGCGACAAGCTGTTCTGCCGTGACTGTGGCTATTTCGAATCCTGCTGCGACGGTGGGAAAGAGTCTATACCAGGAGGGGAGTGTTAGCAGCGTCCCTATTATGAGCAACCAGTTTGATGATGGATGGAGGGTCCTAGACGAGATCCTTCTACAGAATCCAGGCAGGACGAACGGAGAGAGGTCCAGCATGCCCAAGAAGGACCGCATGACCAAGAGGGAAATGAAGACCATCCTTGAAAAGCTGTTCAATATCACCGATTCTCTCTCCATCGACGTGGTCTGGGAGCACATGCAGGAGGTCTGGGCCAAGGAGGACGGGGAATGTTAGTGTCTATCGAGGCCGGGGGGGGAGTGTTAGGTAGATGTCCATCGAGGGAGTGTTAGAACGGTGTTCCCTGGGAGTGTTAGATGGAACTCAAGGGAGAGTGTTAGGTGGATTGAGGCTCCAGGTCGCAGAGGGAGTGTTAGGTACTGGATCTCCGGCGCGCGCCTCGGGAATGTTAGGGAAGTGGGTATTAGGAGTGTATAAATACGAGATCGGGAGGATAGAGAGAGTGTGGGTTAGGTGGGTAGTTTCCGGGTCAAATAAAAAAGATGGTCAAATAGCATGCACCCTTGCACCATTTCAGAGGCCGGTTTGGTGAATAGGGTGCATAGTAAATCAGTAAAGTATTTGACTGACCCCGAAAACCCCCCCTGTTTTGTTTTAGTTCGCTAAAACACCTTTCACCACCTTTCACCACCTTTCACCAAATTAGAGCCTGAGAAGAAAGGACTTACAGGATGGTGAAAGGTACCCCCCCCCACTCCCAAGACTTTAGTATAGGAAACCCGGAAACCCTTTTAGAGATTTATAGAAAGAGTTATGTACCCCTTTCCTTGCACCCAATACATTTGCACAGGATATCCCCTTGATAGATCAGATCTTAACTCTGGTGAAAAGTGTCCAGGGACCTTTCACCACCTTGCACCATTTCCCTCTGAAGTCACTGAAAAACAATGTCTTCTGGCTCCAGGGACCTTTCACCACTTTTACATTTGCACACATGTTGTGCAACAGCCTTCCAGTTCTTGCATAAAACCATGAATGAGCGGAAGGATGGATTTAGTAAATTCTTCTCCAAACTCAGTAGTAATTCCACTCACCCCGAGTCGGCGCCACTCTTCGATGAAGAACCGCCAGACTCATCTCCGCTGCCGCTGGCAGCAGCACACGAGGACCAATCAGTACAGGACCAGGCCGATCAACCCTTCGAAGAGGCCGTTCCTCTCGAAGATGAACTAGCCGACCTTCTGGAATCTATTGATTGAAACCTCTTAGAGTTACTAACGAAGCCGCCTCTCACATCTTTACTGAGTGCTTCATTCAGTATGAAGTCTTGGGTGAAGCAGACCCTCGCTTACTGGCCGATGACCCACTTCTCCAAGACTTCGTTTTTGACTTCGATATCGTCGCTTCCCGGGTCCTCACTCCCGTAGAGCTCAAGTTATTCAAAATGAGGGCCAAGTACAGGATAAAACCAACCGATTGTCGTCAGACGCTACAGCTCTCATGGGATGGCTATCGGCACATGAAGGAGCGGATCCGCATCAAACTCGGCCGCGGCCTCGTCCACTATCGTCTTTGGCCGCTGGAGAACTACTTCAATGACAATCACGAAAAAAAGGTGAGCTTTTGACTTCCATTCGTCACCGGCTGCGGGTAAGATTCTCGCTGTGGTTTCAACGCCTTCTCTCTAAATTTCTCTGGAGGATACTCATGGTCGATGAAAAACCCGACCAGTCCCTTGTAAAGTCCGATCGCTCGGACCAGCTCCACGAGCAGCACGACGTTGACAGTCTTTCTCGGATGATGCTTGAGCAAAAGGAGGGGTTTGATCGGAGCTTACTCGAGGAGAGGCTGTTCAGCAACAAACTCAAAAACTGGCTGGACAGGTACTCCCGCATGAAAACCGATCACCGGATCATGGAAGACCAGTTAATGCAGGAAGCTGCCGTTCTCCTGGGGAACCCACCGCGACAGGCGGGCCCGGAGGAAACCCCGGAAGCGGAACTGGTAGATCCTCCGGAGGAGTGATACTCTCAGTGAGCCTTGCTAGGGTCGTAAGCCGTTCAGTCACGGATGGGAATGTTAGGGTACTCTTTACTTTAAGGGGTGTAAGAGCTTGCGGGACTGTCAGTTAACCGCGTCACGGCCAACCTCATCGTCGAATATATTCCTTTTTGGGGTCACCCCCTGGCCGGCGTCTGGCCGTGGTTAGATTTCGCATCCATCCTTCCGGTTCATCCATCGTCTCAGGATCAAATGTCGCAAGGCCGACAACTGCCAACACTGGTGAGTCGTATCACCATCCATCGTCAACGCAGCACCCATCGGTCAGGACAATCCTGGCACGGTTAAAGGTCAGTGGCATGATCTCATACCACCAACCCTCCTCACCGTTCGATCCAGGCTTAACCGCGTCTTTGTGAAGTGCTGGCTTCATTTTTCGCAGCCCTAAGTTTCTTATTCAGTGAAGTGTCCAGGTCAGGCCAGCAGTAAACCATCAATTTCCTCAACCCAACAACAACACCGATGAATCCAACAGCTATGACACCAAACAGCCACGAAACACCATCTATGAAATAGTACACGTTCCACACCCAAGTTAATAAATCGCTCATTCTTCCTCCTTCGGTGCTTTGATGATCTTCTCCGCGTCCTCCACGATGATGTAATACTCCCGGATTCGCTGCATCACCCCCTTGGGCAGCAAGTCACCGTTCTTGTTGATCTCGACGTAGGGATAACCATCCCATGAGGCTCCCAGGTGGAACATTCGCTTTCCGTCGCAAGCAATCAACGCTGGCCCGTAGTCACCCCCGGCTCCACTTGATGCAACGAAGGGAATCCCCGCTTCAGCCAACTCCTCCAGGTCGCGGTAACCCCCGTAGTTGATCTCGTCGATTTGTCCTGTCAGCCACGTTTCCTCGTCGTCGATGATCTCGCTAAAGGGATGCTCCTCTGGCTCGAACCCCCCAAACTGTTTAGTGATTTTCTCCAGGTCGCTCTTTCGACAACTGACTTGTAACCACGTTCTGTCACCCATTGACTTCCTCCTCCGCGTATTTCACGCATTCGCACCCAATTAACTGACCTCCACACTTCGGGCATTCCTCCACGTCACAGCCTGGGTGATGAAACTGCCCAACCTTCGCTCCACAGTCGTGGCAGCGACCTCCGTCACTTCCCCAATCCGCTCTGGTTTCCTCACCGTGCTTGACGGGAAGCGGATTACTTCCATCCTTCATCGGGATAGCAAACTGCCGACACCCGTCCGACTCGTACATGCCCCGCTTACAGTCCTTGCACAGCGCACCGATCTTACCGAACCACTTCTTGACCTCCTCATCCGTGATCGTCCAGGTATTCCTTGGCAACCCCACGATGAGCTTGTCCTTGAACTGCTGGTGGAAGTGGACCGCCGACGACGGATCACCCTCGCCTGTTCGTGCATACGTCTGTACTTTGACAGGATCTTCCTCAAACCAGTCGGTCAGGATCGCCAGTGCCAGATCCGCTGGCCCGCTACCCCCGTAACCCCACTCGAACCCATCCGGTGAGTGGTACTCAACGTGGGGTAAGTTATCGTGTAGATTCTCCGTCACGTTTTTAACAACAACCAACATTTTGTTCTCTCCCCTTCGGCCTTGGTAGACTTTCATCCTGCAGCCTCCTCGTCTTCAATGTTTATAGCCAATGGTTTCGATGCTCTCCCGTGTCGAGAAGCGGCATACCTCTAGCGGTTGACCTGTGGTCTGAGCAAGCCTTTTGGCTATGGGTTTAAGTTTGTCAATCATGGCCTGGTCTGCGCCGACCATCGGCATCCATCCCGAGTCGGTATGGAATCCGCACACGCCTTCGTTTCCCGCTTCGTCCGTGGCTATGAATGCAAACAGTTCTTTGATCTTCAGCGGTTCCACAGTCGTTCTCCTTATCGTTTCGTTACTCTTTGGATGATGTGAGCCAGAAACGCAGCGCGTCGGCCTCCTGTTTGTCGAAAATACAGAGATCGCAAAGTCTCCAGGTTCTCCTCTAGCTCCAGATACGCCCCGGCCTTCTCAGCGCGTTTCGACTCGACCTCTATCGACACGGCTCGATCATCCGCGCATGCCTTCAGGCTAATGGGGTCGTCCTTCTCTGCGATCATCAAAAAGGTAGGTTTCCCATGAACGACGACCGAATCTCCTTTCCGCGAGACCTCGACTTCGTAAAAGGATCCAGGTGACCTTGACGGGAGCTTGTTGAAGTGACGCTCCTCCTCCCCGTCGTGCCAGACATGGAAGACTTTATTCTTCGGGTCGAGACGTCTCCCTAGATATCTCCACTCCTCTTTCTTTGGTTTCATATCACTCCTTTCTCTTTCATCCTTCGGTGCAGCACAGACTTGGAGACACCTACCAGTTCCGCGATCTTCCTCCAGGATTTCCCTTCGTGGCGCAGCACAAGAGCCCAAGCCTCGTCGAACTGTGTCTCCCTGCGACCAAGTTGAGTACCGTTCCTCCTGGCTCTGTCCAGTCCAGCCAATACCCGTTCGTTAATAAGCTCGCGCTCAAATTCGGCCATGATGCCTATTAACCCGAACATAGCTCGGCCCATCGGTGTCGATGTGTCCACGGCTTCCTGGTGTGAAACGAACTGGACCCCCAATTCGCTGAACTCCCTCAAGGCAGAAACCAGATGGTGTAGGCTTCGCGCAAAGCGATCAAACTTCCACACCATGACGATGTCGAACTTCCCCCGCTTCGCGTCTGCCATCATTCGATCCAGAGCCTCTCGGGACTCCTTGGTTCCGCTCACCCCTCGGTCAACGTACTCCTCGACGATCTCCCACTTGCGCCGTTTCGCCATCTCCCGCAAGTCCTCCAACTGCATGCCTTCGTCCTGGCGCACCGTTGAGATCCGTGCGTAAATCGCAGCGCGTTTCATACCTGGGCCTCCTCCACTTCCCTCATCAACTCCTCCGGATCCGCGAGCTTCCCCGCAATCCATAGGGACAAGAACCCCTCAATGATGTTACTGATGACAGTCTCCTTCCCCATGGCCTTCTGTCTCGCTGCAATCAGTACCGATTTCTCGACCGTGATCTTGATTGGCTGTTTCATTTGTCCTCCTTTCAGCAACCGTTGAGTGCTACCGCTGCCGCTACCGACAGGCCTAGCAACATGATTCGTTCAAAAACGTCTGTCCTGGTCATTTTCTTTCGTGGTTCCAATGGCTCTCCTTTCTTCCCTCTAGCGTCGGTCATGGTAATCCTTCCGTATCTGTCTGGCTTCCGGTCCTTCCGATCTCCCGTTCCTCATAATGTCGCCGTACAGTCGCTCGATTGTGACTGCAGTCTTTACCGTTACCCTCTCCTTGTGTATCTGAAGTGCAGGAACCTTGCGCCCTAGACGCTCCGCCAAGTACGACTTGGTAAAGCCTTCTTCGAGTAATTCGTTGATAAGTGTCCACGTCGGTCCAGCTGGTACGATCCCCGCTGCACCCTTGGCCGTGTCGTCAACCTGTAGAATCCGATGTTCCGTCTTCGCAAAGATCCGCTTGCGCCTACCCAATTTGATCTCGTGCAAAATAGAGTCAGCCACTCCACTGGCATGATGCACGGATCTTCTGCCGACACCATTCTTTGACAGCATAATCAGGTGTTCTCTGGCCTCGTCAGCAGAAACGTACCCTGTTTTTCGGCCACTCTCTTTGATCTCCCGCTGCCGATCCGTTTCGTATTGCGAGTAAGCCCCCCTGCAAGGCAGACACCGGCATCCCCCCAGATACTTCATCCTCACACCGTGAGGCTTGTCCTTCGCCAGTTCTTTGGGTGACTTCAGGCTATCCAGTGGCATTCCGCTCCTTTCAGGCACAGCAATAGATGTGCAGCAGACATGCGACCACCCATCCATGCTTCGCCAGTTTCCTCAACCGACGTGGACCGCCATCGGTACACACAGCCAGTGAGAGTCCAGTGATAAACAAAAACAGTTCCAATTAACCTCCTCGGTTCAGTTCAATCCACTCCAAGAGCCGAGCGTAAACGGTTTGGGGTAGCTCTAAATTGACGTTTGCTTCCAAAGCCTTGATCTGGAAGCGGATCTCCTCTTTGATCTCATTCACTGTTATCTGTTTCATATCTGTTCCTCCTTCTTCGCCATTTTCTTCGGTACAACGCTGCACCCTCTACAGTAAATCCAGATTTCCATGGCCTCGTTGTCCCCTGTTGGCCTGTGATGCACATAAGGATCATCCCCCGGCCATCTTTCACACATGACACAGACCGTGGACCGCTCCGCGTTCTCCCGGCCTCCAGTAAGCAAGTCCATGAACCAAGCCTGATTGACCTTGTCCAACCGGAACTCCAGTGGGTAGGCAATCACGAACTCCAGCACGTCACGCTCGGTGAAATGCCAAGTGCTTCGATCTCCGTTCTCTCCGCGCCGTTTCCCTTTGAGCTTCTTCTCCTTCATCCAACGCTGGATAACTCTGTGATCCATCCCGAAGCATTGCTCCAATAGGTGCAAGGTGTAGCCTTCCCTGATCGCTACGCGCCGAATCTTCTCCCGCTTGGCCTTGAGCATGACCGAAGCAAGGCTGCGTTTGAGCTTCTTGGCTATGTAGTTCGCACTGGCAGAGCATAGGTAATCACGGAGGAACTTCTCCTCAACCTCCGTCCAGTTGCGCCGGTCTGCTGGTACTGTCACCCCCAACATTCCAGCCCGCTTCTTGATTTGCCAGCCGGGATACACGTCCCCCAACTGCTCGGCAATCCAGGCCACACGGCCTAGAACCTTTCCGTCGTAGTGCTGCCGTATGAACTCGTCCTGTTCCTCGGTCCAGAAATACTTTCTCTTGCCTCCTCGCGGTGTCATATCGGTGTCCCTGTTGTGGGCGATAGTTTTCCTGGGTTTTTGTTCTGGTCATAAGCCCTGGTCTGGAGATACTCCTCGTCGCCTTGCTCATCCACCAGATAGCCGATGACCTCGTCGGCGTACTCCGTTGGGTGACCAGAATAACTGTCCAACATTCCGTGATTGAGCTTGGGCAGTAGGATCTTTTCAGCCTCGTCAATGGCTTCCCGCTGCGAGTCAGCTTCCACGTCCTCAACCACAACCCTGACCGTCACATAAAAGTGGACGTTGTGCTTCATAGTCCCCCCCTTTTAAGAAACGTATCCTTCGTTTCGTCAACCACGAACTTTGGACCTGGGAAGTCTGCGAACCGGCCCTTTCTCACGAAGTAGTACCGTCCTCCTAGACTCTTGACCGTGCAACCGTCTTCCCCGATGAACGCAGCCTTCACCAACACGAAGTCGCTTTCATAAGGCAGTTCAATCGAACCGTTTACCGACACCCATTTACCTACGTTGTTCATTCCCCATCCTTTCTTCCCCCTATCCTGTTTCACACGTCACCGTAATGAATCATCTTGATTCGATTCGGCTCCCTACCCCTCTCCCAATAGGCAACCGACACGAACTCTGGTGCGCCATCCCAGACAATCAAATAGACCACTCCCATGTATCCTGGCCCACCAGTGATGTAGTTCCGAAACACCGCGATATAGGCCGATTGCACCTGTTCTAGTCCACCCCCCGGCCCTTGGACCTCATCTTCAATCACTTGTTCACGATCCTCAGTGTCTTCTGCGACCAAAGAACTGTCTGCATACGCATAGGCAAGCAGTCTTACCTCAGACTCCGTTGGTGGCTGCGGATGATTGTCGCTCTTGAATGGCACAGACTCATCTAGCAACCCCTTTGCCTTGCGATACGTCACCATCAGGTCAGGCCACTCCTTTTTGGCCCAATCGTGGACAGCGTCAACGTCAGCTACAAACTCGCGCAAGATTTCCAATTCGCTCACGATGCCTCCCTTCTCATCTTGAGAATCTCGATCTCTGGCCGTGTCCCGCGCAGTCTTCTTATGATGTACTCAACCTGCGCTACCTTCCCTCTGGTGTTGATTTCGGACATCTGCGTCAATGCCAACTCGTGAACCAACTCATCAAGGCTGTCGTCGGACCATTGGTGTAGCTCCACTTCAAGAAGCCCCCGAACAACCAGTTCTTCTTTCGTCCTGGCAAAATTGTCGTCCAGTTGGTGTTCGACCTGTGGAACTCCCCGCACGATATGGATTTGCGAGTTTGGAGCGGTAACACCAAGTTCCTTCCTGGCCTTCAGGTACGCTTCTTGTGGGGAGTTAGCCCGAACCTCACCAGCAAAGCCCCTCCGGTCGTCGTCCGACTGCCTAACGTAAACTAAATACAAGTCTTTCATTCGTCCTCCTTCCTTGGTTAATAAAATCGTGGCCGGTTCGCCGTAGTCTCC